GTTAAACCAGCTTTAACAGTTAAATTGTTAACAGTTTGTGGTTTTAAAATCGCGCGTGTAATCAAATCAGTTGATAACTGGTCAGTATACGCTGGTAATCCTGATAAATTAAATGACATAATTTTTAAATTTATTTTTTTGGTTAGAGATTATTTTCTCAAAGATTTCAAGAAATCAATTTTAGCATCGATTCCACCGAATTCTTCATTAGAAATACTTGTTACTTTCGGAGCAGCAGCTGCAGCAGGAGCTTTAGCAAACTTTTCCATTTTGGTTTTCATTGCACCCATTTCTTCTTTAATCATAGAAACTTCTTTTGCAACTTCTTCAACAGCTTCGAAGATAGCTTTCATTTTGTCTGCTACTTTCTCTTCGATTTTTGCTATGATACCTTCTTCCATTGCTACATCAATTTTAGTTTCAGGAACTTCTTCGCCAGATACTTCGATAACCGCTTCATCAGCAACTGGTGCTTCTTCTGCAGCTTCTGCATCTACGCTTGAGATTTCCATGATAACGCCTTGAGCATCAACTTCAATAATCGTACCATCTTCTAATACGTGTTCACCTTCAGGGGCTGGAGTTTTAGTAGAACCATCTTCAGAAACAACGAATACAGGCATTCCTGGCTCAAGTTTCTCATACTCAACAACTGTTACGCCGTCTTTCAATTTTGCGGTTTCTAATTTAACTTCCATACCTAAAATTTCACGTACTTGGTTTAATTTCAATTTGTACATAATCTTTAGTTATTTTTAAAATTAGTTTAATAGTGCTAAATGCACTTGATATTTATAAATATTATTTTATTACAATATGACACATCTATACATAAAAAAACCTAGCCCGTTCAAAAGCTAGGTAAAAACAATGTTTTTATGGCACTCTTTATATATCCGTGCCTAAAATCTTTTTTATTCGTTCATATGTTTTCATCGCTTCAAGCTCCTCCATATCTATGAGTATGCCTTCGATAGAAAATCCACGCAATTCACCAGCTTTAACTCTTGCCCAAGTTGCTGCATCTTCTACTTTCACAGAAATCATCCATGTTCCTATAGGCACGTTATAACCATATAACGTATTTGCTTTATCATCTGCCGTTTCGACTAACCAGGATTCAAATATGTATGCTCCAGCGTTATTCTCTGCGTGATCTGTATTTAACTCGTGTACTCTACCTTCTTTAAAATATTTTAAAGCAATTTCTTTGATAGTTTCTGGTGAGAATTTAACAAAATATTTTTGTCCATCTTCGTCTACTCTCAAGATTCTCATATCAGGAACCATTGCAGGTCCTACTAGGATTTGTTGTTCTTCAGCCGCAAAGCTAAATATAGAGTCGTTGACTGCATTATAATAACCTTGTTTAGGCATTTTAATTGGATTTTGACCAGCTCTACCAGCTGCAGGTCCTAAATCTTGATATGTTATTTTACCATCTTTAGATGATTTTACTAAATAGTCATTCCAATGATGTTTGCAATTTGGACCGCCTTTAAAAGACCAGATAGAATATTCTGCTGCTCCATCTATACCAAATCCTGCATTTACAGCAATATTTGACATAGCTTGTATTTGATCTTTAGTATAAAAAAGATCCAAGTTAACCATTTGTACACAAAAATCTCTTGAGTTACTACCAATTCTACCAGTGTATTTGTAAAGTATTAATTCTCTGTCTTTTTGTTGAAAAGCAGCTGAAGGATTAGTTCCATTACCACCTGCATTTGCATTTGCAAATTGCATATCAAACAATTTAGCTAAATCTTCTTCTTTAGTACCTAATTCTTTAGCTAAAGCAATAATGGTATCTGTAATATACTCATCTTTAGTCCAAGAATAGTCCATATCTTTAGCTTTTTCAGCTAAAATAGCTCTTGTTACAATGTCTTTTTTCTTTTTAGGAATTTGATCTACGTATGTTGGTAATCCAGATACGTCAATATCAAAGTCTTCACCTCTAATCTCTTTTAATTTATTCGATGCCCATTCAATACCTGCTTGTCCACCCCATGCATCAACCATTAAACCACCACAACCTTCTGTATATGGTACATCTTTATATTGTAGGTGTCTTGCGAATGAAGCCATACGTGCAATAGTCTCTTCAGAGATATTCTCACCTTTGGCTAATTGATTAGCTCTTTGCCAACCAACTGCTGTACCACAATCAACTTCTGGATGTGAATCTCTAAATTCTAATGCTCTTTTAGCTGCATTTTTAGCAGATTCTGGGTAATCATTAAACGATTCAAACTTTTCTGTAATAGGTGCATTGTCTACACCACATTTATGACAGATGTATGGATCTTGTCCATCTTCTGCTAAATCCCATTTCCAATCGCATGATAAACAAGTTGCTTCTTCGAACTTCTGTGTATTAAAATAGTGAAAGTCCAACATAATTGCTGGTTCTTCTACTAACGAGATCTTTTTAACACCTGATACTTCATCAGTTTCAAGAATTCCAAGATCTATAATTTTCTTTTTATTTGGTTCCATAGTATATCTATTTTAATTTATCAGTCTCATTTTTGATGTCTTTAGCTCTAGCGGTCAACTCTTTAAAGTAATCCCAGAAACCTTTGTTTTTAACTGCTTTAAAGTTTTCGTCAATAGAAAATAACTCTATTGAAATTAAAGTTAAAGCAACTAATTTAGTAGCTAATAAAGGAACAGTAAAGAATTGTTGAATAATGTCATTTAAAATAAATTTATCAACAGCAAAAATTAGAACTACAGTCGCTTGATATAAAAACATCTTTGAGATGATCTGACTCAATTTTCTTGAGGTAACTGTTTGTTTTAGTTTTTTAGCTTTCCAAACACCCATAATAGTATCTGCAATAATACAAATACCCACAGTTATCATTATACCGTGTATTGGTAATAAAAAAGCAGCTATTGCCATCATAATTCTATGTACACTGCTTTGTAAAGCAAGTGCTAAATATTTTATTTGTTCCATAAAGCATGCGTACAGCGTTTCCATTATATTTTTGCTAGATCATTAATGCGTTTGTCAGCTTCTTGTTGACTTGAAACGTCACTCGCAACAACATATGTTTTAAAGATAGGTGCTGCGTTATTGCCACCACTATTTTGAGTTTGTATTGGTGCACCACCGCCAGCTTGGTTAATTTGATTTAATAAACCACCAAACATTGCAGTTGAATTAGCATTAATAACTGATTCGCCATTTGATAACATAGCAGGAATAGAGTCAGACATTCCAGTTCCAGCGCCAGAAACATAACCACCGCTTGCAAATTTACTTGCAGAAGGAGCAGGTACTGAACCTCCACCACCAGAACCTCCAGAACCGCCACCTGTTGGTGTTTGTACAGACATAATCTTTTTAACGTTCATTAAACCACCAGCGATTGCTACACCAGCTGCAACTGCCGCTAATGCAGGACCTACAATAGGAATACCTACTAATGATTTATATGCTTTAGTTGCCGATTGATACGTATCAATTGTAGTACCAGCAATTGCAATGGCTTTACCAGCTGCAGTATCTTGACCTACTAAAGCAGATGCATTTTGTAATAATCCAGAAATAGCATTCAAGTTAGCTTCTTTAGCTGCAGCAGCCGCATTATCAATTTCTTGTCTAGCTTTTGCATTCTCTGCTAATGCTATAGTTCTTTGATTTTCATTCTCAAAAGTCATTTCAGTAATTAACTTTTGATTAGCGTCATTTAAAGCTATTTTTTCTGCATATGTAGTTGTCTCTTGACCAATTTGCCATTGATTAAAAGCCAACTCATCTTCCATATCTTTTTGCTTGAATCCAGCTTCTTGTTCTTGCTTTTGTTGATTGTTTATTTGTCTAACAACAGCAATCTTTTCACCTTTTTGTTGCTCAGTTAACTCAGATGCATTTATTTCTGCAATTTGGCTTTCTAATTGCAATTGCAATTCAGCCATAGCACGAGTTCTTTCGTCTTCTATGCTCAACAAGAATGCTTGATCTTTTAGATCTTTTAATTCTTTTTGAAATTGCTCTTCTTTTTCCTTTTTAGTCTGCGCTTGAGTATCTAAAAGGTTTTGAGTCTCTTGACCTTGCGTTGCAGTTAATTGTTTCTGCTGAGCATATAAAGAATTTAGGTATCTTTGTTCTTCTACAGATAGATTCTTTTTCTTGGCGATCTTGTCTATCTCAATTTGTAACTCTTTTTGCGCAGTCGCTTGCTGTATTTCAAGAGTTTTTTGAGCTTTTTTATCTTCGTCTTTAATAGCATCTATTTCTGCCTTTTGACGAAGTTCTATAATCTTTTGCTCAGAAGCGATAGTAGCATCTTTAATTTCTTTTAAATGCTCGTTATATTTGTCTCTTCTTTCCTTTTGTTTTTCAGCTGCTTTTTCGTTAGCTGCTTTTTGATCATCTGCTACCTTTTTATTGTACGCGGCTTGATCAATTTGTGCTTGATTATTTAGATCTTTAACAGCTTCTTGTAATTCTGCTAATTTCTTTTTCTTGTCATCATCTAACTCACCATCAATTTGTTGTAATTTTATCAATTGTGCAATAGCAGCTTGACGTGATGCAACTTCTTCAGCGTTAATCTTTTTCTTTTGAGCCAATAACTGTGCTTCTGTAGCACCTTGTGCTTCCATTAAAGCTAATCTTCTTTTACTATCGGCAATCATTTTATTGCCAGCAGA